TTATATCTTTCAGATAAAACACCAGCAGGAATCAGCGTAAAGTATAGTCTATGATTTTACTTTTTAATAATTTACCAGTAAGTGAAAGTTATAAAATAGAAAAAATGGTCGAAAAGGCCAAATCTTTATATTATTCTGATTTTTTTGATGTGGATGGAAAACGGTGGTTGGGCGACGATCTGACAGTGGAATCTCTTTTTCCTTATTGGATTATAAAAAAATATGAATCTGATCCGCAAAACGTTTTAGTAGTTTCTCTTGTTAAGAATTATTTACGTTGGCTTTTTAGTATTGATTATGGATATGGCGCACAACTTGAATGGGAAAATATTAGAGTTCCTTTATATTCAAATTCTATATTTTTAGAAGCATTTGCAGATTTCTATTTTGATGGTGCTGATTTTTCTCAGGCTCCACTTTCCAATGTTTTAAATAACATAAGACAGTTTTCAATAAAAGCAAAATCAGAATATATTGATAAAAAAGGAACTCCGGAAGCTATAAAGTATTTGATATGTACTTTGTTGGGATTATCTTGGACTGATGTATATGTTAGTACTGGTTCACCGGGAACTATAACCATAGAAGTGAACACATCAAAATATAATAATTTATTGACCTACGATGCTTTTTTAAAGAATTATGTTTATCCAGCAGGAGTTGTAATAATTTATAGGAGTGTATAATCATGATAGATAAAGTTGTATCTTTGGCAATGTCTATTGCTTCTAGAGGAATTAATAATAAAAAAATAGATTTAGAAACAAAACAATTAAGAGCAATTTCATGTTTTGGTTATAAAGATATACCAAAATGTGAATTTTTGATTAACAGTAAACTTGTTGAGGGAATGAATTATTGTGGTAAATGTGGTTGTGGTGACTTTCCACATACTTGGTTAGTAAAAAGTGCTGAAAGATATTCAAAACTTGATTATCCAAAACTAAATTGTCCTTTAAGTATGCCGGGATTTAGTAATTACGATCCCGGTATCAAAAATCCAAGAAAAGAACAAATAGAAAAGTTGGACCCAGAAGAAATAAAATTTGTTGAAGTCACAATAAACGGAATCCCGAACACCTAAACAAATCCAATAAAAATTCATAAATACTTGTATGGCCATATCATCCAGACAAGAATTTATAGACTATACCTTAAGGCATTTGGGTCACCCGGTAATACAAATAAATATAGACAGCCAACAGATCGAAGATCGTTTGGATGAAGCTCTGGAATATATGTATGATAGGCATTTTGATTTTAACCAAAGGGCTTTATTTGCACATCAGGTAACAGATCAAGAAATTGCTCGAAGATTTTTTGATGTTTCTACATTTGGCAATGCAATAGGCGCGCAAGAAAGAACTCTAGCAGATGGTACTACTGGTTATTGGCCAACCGCACAAGACATAAGAACAGTTAGCAAAGTATATGCCCCGAGCCATCCAATCGGAGATTACATGTTTGATCTGAGATATCAAATGACTTTATTTGATTTTTTTGGCATTTATTTTAATCAAACCGGTTATCCAATGGCACCACTGGCTTCTTATATTGAAGCTATGTCTTATATAAATGATGTTGATAATATTTTCAATTATCCAATGTCGTATACGTATACAAAAACAACAAATAGATTATTTTTGGAAACAGATTATTCAAAACTTACTAGTACAAAATATATTTTACTTGAAACTTATGTAAAAATTGATTCTACAAAATATACGCAAATATGGAATGACCGTGTATTTAAATTATACTTTTCAGCTTTATTGAAAAAACAATGGGCTCAAAATTTAATTAAATTTAATGGTATTCCGCTACCGGGTGGTGCTCAAATAAACGCGGCTGCGATGATGTCTGATGCTACAAAAGAATTAGCAGAAATTGAAAATACTTTATTAAGAACACAAGAATTGCCCGTCGATCCACTAATAGGTTAATAAATGGCAACAAATCCGTATCTAAATTTAACTAATAGACATTCCGAACAAGATTTGGTTGAGGATATTACTGTTGAATTAATTAAAGCTACGGGCCAAGATTGTTTATACATTCCAAGAAAATATTTTAATATTGATAGAATTTTTGGAGAAGACCCGGCATCTTCATTTGAAAAAACATATACTGTAGAGATGTATATCTTATCTTTTAAAGGATTTGAGGGAACAGATATAATTACACAGTTTGGCGTTGAAATTAAAGATAAAATAAATTTGTTAGTTGCGAGAAGAAGATTTAAACAACAAATTTCAAATTATGATAATACTATTTCAAGGCCAAGAGAAGGAGATTTAATATATTTCCCTCTTTCAAAATCATTATTTGAAATAAATTTTGTAGAACATGAAAATCCATTATATCCTCTGGGAAAATTATATTCATATGTCATAACTGCTGAACTCTTCACCTACAGTTATGAAAAAATCAATACTAAAAATAATAATATTGATACAGTTTATACAATATCTCAAGATGATAGTCAGTATATATTGTCTGGAGGCACTGGAAGTTTTATGATTGGAAATATTATAAAACTTCAATCTGGTATTACTGTAATAGGTGAAGGTACTGTTTCATATATTAATGACAATGTAATAAAATTATCTGGTATAACTGGAACTTTTGGTTATACTGGAAATACTTCATATATTGTTTATAGTAATTCTAATCCGGGAGTTTGCTATTCAAGTATACAGAATTATACAATTCCTAAAAATAATATTTTGGGAACCACGGCTGGAATTAATGATAATCTTAAAGAAGAAGCGGATGAATTGAATTTTGATATAAACAATCCATTTGATTAAATAAAGAAAGAATAAAATGTTTGATTACACTTACAGTGAAAATTTAAAAAAAATAGTGATTGCTTTTGGATCATTATTTAATAATATTGATGTCAGACATAAAAATGATGATGGAACTTTTAAACAAATAAGAGTACCACTTGCATATGCATCACAAGAAAAATTTATTCAAAGATATTTAAATCCTTCTTCTATTACTGAAGGAACTAGAATTGAAAACCAGCTACCTAGAATGAGTTATATAATAAGTGGAATTTCTCCCGATTCTTCTAGAAAAAGAGGAAGATTAAATCCATATAGTCCTGTTGATGGAAGTTCTGGAACTTGTGTTCCTTCTGGTTATCAAGTAGCCAACGAAATACCAATAAATATAAATTTTAATTTATACATCTATACTAGACATACAGATGATACGATGCAAATCGTGGAACAGATTATGCCATATTTTGTTCCAGACCATATAATTAAAATAGATTTCAATGAAGTAATTAAAAACGTAAACATACCCATTACAATGGGACCCAATAATTTGAGTGAAAGATTTGATGGTGATTTTTCAACTAGAAGAATAAATATTGCTTCTTTCAGTTTTGTAGCAAAAGCATATATTTTTGGTAAACTTATTCCGACTACTACTTATAATAGTTTATCCGTTTCTATTGAGGGATTGGGTGTAACATTTGGAATAACAGATGAATATTAATAAAAATTTGGCTAATTTTTTTTCAGTTCCAGAAAATAAAATCTCAAGTGAAAATAAAAATTTACAGGGGGGTACTTTTGATTTTAATAATTTTGAAAAAGATTACAAACTAGTACAAGAAAATTTAAAATCTTTAATAGGGACAGGAAATGTTGCTTTAGAAACTGCATTAAAGGTAGCTACCGAATCAGATAGTCCAAGAGCATTTGAGGTCGTTGCAATACTTTTAAAAACCATGGCTGACTTAAACAATAATGTTTTAGATGTACACAAAAAAGCAAAAGATACTACCAGTTCAAAAGTAGAAGTAAAACAAACAAATAATTCTGTTTTTATTGGTTCAACAAAAGATTTACAAAATTTATTAAATAAAGAAAGAAGCACCAATAAAGATGTTGTTGATGCTGAGGTGATTGAAAATGAGAAAAGGGAATGATGTACAAGGTTATAGAAATAACCCAAATTTAAAACTCCCCGGAGTTGAATTACAATATACAAAAGAAGAACTTGAAGAATATATAAAATGCGCAAAAGATCCCGTATATTTTTGTGAAAAATATGTAAAAGTAAAAACTCTGGACAGGGGTATAGTTCCTTTTGATTTATATCCTTATCAAAAAAAGTTTATAAACGCAATAGATCAAAATAGATTTGTAATTTCTAAATGGCCTCGTCAGTGTGGTAAATCTACGTGTGTAACCAGTTATATATGCCATTATATAACCTTTAATCAAAGTGTAAATGTCGCAATTCTGGCAAACCGTTTAAAAACTGCAAAAGAAGAATTATTCTCAAAACTTCAACTTGCATATGAAAATTTACCACATTTTCTTCAACAAGGAGTTGTAGAATGGAATAAGACGAGCTTTAAGCTCGAAAACGGGTCTAGGGTCATGTGCGACGCAACATCGTCTACAGCGATCCGTGGCGGCTCTTATAACCTATTGCTGTTAGACGAGTATGCATTCTTGGCAAGCCATTTGGCAGAAGAATTTTACACATCAACGTACCCTACAATTTCAGCGGGTACTACTACAAAATTAATCATAGTTTCTACACCAAATGGAATGAACCATTTCCATAAATTGTGGGTAGACGCAAAAAGACCGGATGGGCATAAATTAAAAAATAAATTTATTCCCGTAGAAGTTAGTTGGAGAGAAACCCCAATAAGTCCGGGAACTCCAAAACTGAGAGATGATGTATGGGCACAAGAACAAATTGCAAACACCAGTGCAGATCAATTCGAACAAGAATATGGTTGCAATTTTTTGGGTTCTTCGAATACTTTAATATCATCAAGCAAATTAAGTGTTCTAGCATCAGAGGAATGTTTGAGCGAAGATAAAGAGGGTCTTAAAATTTTTGAAGATCCTAATATAAACAAAATATATTTTGTTATGGCCGATGTGTCTAGGGGGCAAGGTTCAGATTATTCTGCATTTACTGTCATCGATGGAACTTCAAGCCCATATAAAGTAGTTGCTACTTTTAAAAATAACACAATAAGTCCATTTAATTTTCCAACTGTTTTGAAAAAAATTGGTGAAAAATACAATAATGCTTATATTTTAGTTGAAACAAATGATATAGGTGCCCAGGTTTCGTCTATTCTTTATAATGACTTAGAATATGAAAATTTATTGATGACAAGAATAATGGGAAGAAAGGGTCAAATTTTATCACAAGGTTTTGCTAGCAGTAAGAGCGAGATGGGTTTGAGAACTACAGCACAAACTAAAAAACTAGGCTGTGCTATTTTAAAACGTTTAATAGAAGAAGATAAAATTTATTTAAATGATGAAAGAATAATTCAAGAATTGATGGCGTTTGTTTCTAAATCAAACACATATAAAGCCGAAGAAGGGCATAATGATGATTTAGTTATGACTTTAGTATTTTTTGCTTGGTTGTGTCGTCAAGAATATTATGCAGATTTGATTGAAAGTGCTAAATTTAATTATGAAGATGCCAAAAAACCTGAAGACGACAATACATTGTTTATGCTTGATAGCAAAAATTTAGATGAAGATGGTGATTTTATCAGTGATGGTGCGATTTGGAGCCCGTTATAATTTTCTAAATATTACATAGAAAAGGTATATCAATGGCATCATTAAGTTCCTTTATTAATCCAAGTCACTATACAAGACAAACTTTAGGTACAGAATTTTTAGCAGGAATGATTTGTGGCGCTACTTATTCTAACGCATCCTTTACTGGCGCAAATGGTCCAAATAAAGATCCGGGTGGTCTTTTTGGTCTTCTTTTATATTCAAGAAGCAATACTGCTTATTTTAATCCGGCAAAGGGTTTTACCACAGATAAATATATCGTTTATACAAATTCTGGAGATTTAGTAAACGATTTAAATAAACTTTCTGGGATTACAAACTGTCTTTTATCTTCGAATACAGGAGCATCTGCCGCAATTTTTACAAATATTGGTTCCGAAATAACACCAACAAAAATTGGATATGACTTTTTACATTCGATAAATTATTTGGCCTACGGTGGCAGTTTAGTTATTGCTGGAGAAACTGCTGGATTTAATACTTTCCAATCACAAACAGGAAAGTATCTTGATGTTATTATTGCAAAAGATGGAGAAAGTTCTATTGCTTCTTGGATGAACGATCAATCATATTGCATTGGTATTTTTCCAACACAAACAACCAATGGTCTGACAGGATCCTCACAATCTATGAGAGATTTTAGTTCTTTGGCCGCAGGAGCATCTTTGCTTGGAGATTATGGTAAAAGAATTTTTAATATCTATGGAACAAAAAGCCAATCAACGACAACAGAAGGATCAAATTATAATATAAGCTCTCTTTATGAAAATGGATCTCTTTCCTATACTATAACTACCGCAACAGACGTTGCTGGATTTGCTGCTAGAGCAAAAGACAGAAATGAACAATATCTTACAATTGGTGGTTTGGATAGAGCGGTTGCAATAAATGGAACCATCAACGATGCTGTTGATTGGTCCAGTTCTACCAAAACAACTCTCAGAAATGCTAGAGTAAATTTCTTTGTGACTTATACCCCAAGGTTCTTGGGGTCCGATTTAGTTGGCGCTACAGCTGGCACAACTGTTACAGTTGGTGACAGAATTGGCCCAGCAAGAATGAAATTGGAATTGACGAAAAAAATAACCGATATCGGTTTAAAATATTCTTTCGATATTAACAATGCTACAACAAGAGAAGCAATTACTTCAGAAATTCAAACATCTTTAGAACCATATAACCCATACTTACAACCAAGTGCAACACAAATTATATGCGATTCTTCAAATAATACAGATAATTCTTCTATTTTAAACATCAAAGTAATTATAAAACCCCTTCTCGGTGTGGAGTCATTTACCATAGACATTAATCTCACACAATAATGACAAATTCACTAATAAATTTTAAAAATTCATTTAATGGTGGAACAAGGCCAAATAGGTTTGAAGTTTTTGCCACTTGGCCGTCAGCGGTAACATCAAGACCCGGACAATCTTTTAAATTCAAAGTAGTATCGGCTTCTTTG